GGCGTTGCCGCTTGAGGGAGGCTGGAGGTTTATCAATTTACCTGGCTGGAACCAGGAGGTGTTTTCCTTCACCTGTTTGTGTGGATGGATGGCTTAGACGGCGTTGCCGGAAGGCCCTGAGAGTCGGATGACTCCTCGGACGATGACGGCAACGAGCGGAGTGTTGGCAGCTCCGCCATTAGCGTACGTGGTGTAAGTGAGTCGGGGCGTGTCGGTGTACGTCACGCTCGACTTCACGTGTGGGTTGATGCGCGCGAGGTCGCATGGAATAGTGGTGGTCGAGCTCATGAGAACGGGTCCGCCAATGGTGAGCTGACGACCTCCGTAGTATGAGAGCTCGGTGGTGGTAGCCGGAGTTAGAGAGCCAATGGACCAGACGATGGTCACGGTGATCGGCTTGGCGAAGGAAGCGGCCATAGGCACGACCTCAACCTCAACGTGCGTCAAAGTTGCGTGCCTGTATCCAGCTGTGAACTTGGCGAGAGTCGAGCTTGCGGACAGGGAGTCCGTGGCGTAGTAGTTCTTGTCGCCGGAGAAGTCTCCCATGCGCCATTGGAAGGGGACGTCGATGTGCGGCGCAGCCGTCTCAACCACCAGAGGAGCAGGAGGCAGAGGAGGCTGGCGATCAACGCGGTCGTCACTTGTTGGCGGCGGTCCGGCATTGGTGGCGAGAGTTGTCATCAGCGCTTGCTGGTAAAGTGGAGCTGGGTCCAAAGCGCCGGAGAGCGGAAGGGGCACGTCTTCAACGGGAGTCAGAGTGCTGTTGTCGAGGGAAATCGTCATGCAACCTCCTGAGAGTGGGAGTCGGATGCTCGATTGGAACGTCTGGAGCAATTCACCCTGTAGCTGAGTGACCTGGGGGTCGTCTGGGAGAGAGCGGCTCTGCCGGGAGGAGTGCAGCAGCTGACGACGATGCTTGAAGTTCAGGAGCGCGTACACAGCATGGCTGGCCCATTTGATGTGCTGAAAAGCCCTCTCGAGGATAGGCAGGGGGACCTCGCCGATCTTGAAGCACAATTTCATCTCGACAGGGGCGCGCCTGCAAAAGAAGTCGAAGCACGCGCTCTGGAACCGGACGCACTCTATGGGGAGGACATTCCAAAGTTGGTCGCCGAGGGAGTGACCGACGGCGAACTCAGTGACGTATGAGGCGAGCTTGTCCTGGACGCTTTGGTCGTCGACAGCGATCATGAGCTTGGCGAATAAGGCGACAGGGCTACGAACAGCACCGTCCGCCCCGACGTAGTATCCGCAAAAGGTGGCGTAGCGACCTCGCTCTTTCTTGAAGCGGAGGGCGAGAAGGTCTTTAAGGTAAGCCCACTCGGATCGAACGGGGGGCTCTCTGTCCAAGAGGGAGTCGTCGCCGGAGACCATCAATGGAGTGTTGCCCACAGCATATTCCAGGTGTATTATGGCCAGGTTATAGTCCGTGTTGTCATCGTAAGTGCCTGGCTCGCCTGTTAGTCTCATGCAGGTCAGTGGTCCAAATTGCGTCTCCACATTGGTCTTGAGGTGGATGTGGAGATCGATCAGGTGCTGAGGGATGTTGAGGCGCTCCATCTTTTTCCTCTCTAGCACCACAGCCTCGCCGTGCTGCGATTGGTCGAAGGCGGTGTAATCATTGGCCAGATGCTCGCCAGTCGAGAGATGGTGCTGGCACCAGGAGCTCATTTCGAAGGGAGTGTGGCCAGCGTGGACGTAAAGGTGGTGAGGCCTCTCCGCCTGGTCGAACACTCGTTGGTATTTCTTGACGGGGCCTAGGAGCAGAACGACGGCATCGTGCATTAGGGCGAGCGTTTGGCAGGCCTTCCAGGGCCCGAAGATCGACCCTTCATTGACTTTGTGCTGAGCCTTGGCGAAGATGCGGACCGCTGTCCAGCGCCAATCGGGGTCGGAACGGCAGGCGTTGGCCATGATGACAGCCTGAGTCTTGGAGGAGAGCTGGGCAAATTCATTCAGGCCAATGCATTCGATGAAGAGCCGCTCGTCGAAGGCGTGCGTATCGTTGGGTGACCTTTGGTACGCGCGGCACAGCCCTTCGTACAGAAGCCCGCCGAGGAGCTCATCCTTCGCTGTGATCTGGTAAGGGCGTGTTGAGGAGCGGAACCTAAGCCGTTTAGCAATCGACGCTGGCAGCAGCGTGGGGTCGTTCTTGCTGCTGTGGATAGCGGCGAGGAGGTTTGAAGGCTGCGCTGAGAGTTCGAAAGGCATGTTCAGGTGTGGGAACTGGTTGGAAAGCTGGCCTCGGAACTCGATCTCCTTGCTCTGCGGATCATGAGCGGGCAGAAAGTGAGCGGCCACGTTCTCGAACGTCTCTCCAGGGTACACGGGTTCGTAGGCTGTGGCTGTGTGGTCAGGTTTCTGGGGCTGATCAGCTGAAGTTGGCAAGGCGCTGGCGAGATCAATGTGCAATGGACGGCGGGTCTCAGGGAGAAAGTGCGTGCTCACTCGGGGCATGTTCTCTTCACCCAGTCCGAGGAATGGAGTGTCGTGGTCGATGATGACGTCCCCGCGGTAGCTCGAGTCGATCTTCTCTGGCTTGCCGGCGACGCCGCCGCGGATAAGGAGTTTCCGGCTGCGGATCGGCGCCGTGAGATGTGGGACCTTGGGGGCAACTGTGGTGAGCAGCGCTCGGAGATCCAATTTTTTTCCCTGCGCCAAATGTGAGAAGATGAAGTTCGCGCTTGGTGAGCCGTCGAGCAGTGAGAAGTCGCCAGTGAAGATGACGCCCTCGGTGGACCGGGTCACTGCGACCAGCGAGGTCTGATGGGACAGGAGTCGAGAGTTGCGGTCCAAGTGGATGCAGGCGGGGGTGCGATACGTTGAGCCCTGAGAGGAGGAGATCGTCACTGCTTGGAACCCGCACTGTTGCAAAGTCTTCATCGCGCTTTGTGAGTTGGTGAGGATGCGCATGTTGTTTGGGAGGGCTCTGCGTTGGGACACGAACCCGCGCTTGCGGCTCAGCGTTGGGACATCGAGCGCCTCCGCAACCACTTCAGGGATGCGGCGAGACCACCAGCAGTAGAAATCGATATATGGTCGCAGCTCAGTCACTTCTGAGTGGAGCCGGCTGTTGGTCGACTGCGGATGGGATGAATGATACTCACCCTGGAGAGGGTCGCCGAGAAGTATGACGAACTCAATGGCGGCGTCAGAGTGGATCGAGAGGTCGACATACCCTCGCGGCATTTTGTACACTTCGTCGATCACCAGAACTCGGGCGCTCTTGAGCAAGGAGCTTTCCCAGGTGCCTACTCGCCACGCCTCGTTGTTTCGGTAGTTCATCAGCTCTTTCCATTCGGCTCTGAGTTCCACAGTTGGCACGGCGATTTTGTGGTTCCGGAAAGACGGTGTGCCGAGCAACTTCGCTATGGGCCAGGACTTCCCGCAGCCGGCGAAGCCAGCGATGTGCACGAGCCGGACCTTGCGGGGGGTGCTGATGTCTAGCATCCCGTCGAGTTTGAGAACCTGCTCTCGGGCGTGGTTTGGGTGTGCTGGGTCCACGTTCGCCATGATGCCGTCGAAGCCGTTCTTCATGTTGCTGACCAAATTCTTGGCCCGATTGGGCTTGGTGACGCGCGTGTGGACCTGGTAAATAGGCAGGACGGAACCGTCTGGAACCTGAAATCGCAAGATGGCCGTCGCGAGATCCTCAGCTCCCCCGCCGTTGATGGGAGGGGGAAGAGAAGTCTCCGTGTCTGGCACGAGCTCGAAGTGTCCCATGCCGGCGTACTCCCCGGAGTGGCGTATGGTGAATGTGCTCGTAGCGTCCTTGACCCCGAGAGTGATGTCGCCGAATTTGGTGAGAAATCGGGAGCGGAGGCGGTACACCCGGGCTAGTACGGCGAAATGGTTGGTGCTCAGGCCGTGGGTTCGGACTTCGATCGGGTTGAGCATGCTGTCAGGGAGCTCGGCTGTTAGAGTGGTCCAGAGTGCTTCAAGCGAAATGTTGGTGGCTTGGGCCACGGCTTTGAGCAAGCAATCCACACCGCTTGGGTAAGGCAAGTCTGAGCGTGACGAATTCCTATCTCTGGCCAGAAAGTCACCTGTCCTCGGTTCATAGCAATCGGGGTGCAACTCAGAGTAGAGGGCAATTGGGCCATCGGCTGTTGGGTCGGATTCCAGTTCGCGTCTTTCGGGGTCCTCAGTGACCGGGGCTTTCGGCTCGTAGGAGTACAGTTCGCCGGTGGGTTCCATGACGAGAGGAGCCGGGGGTGTGGTCTCGGCGTCTGGCTCGCCCAGCAGCATCGCCTGCTTCTCGCTGCTTGAGGGTGAGGCTGGCTGTTCGTTCGGGCCAGGGGCACTCAATGGGGATTGAGTAGAGTGCAGCTCCTGAGCAATGGGCGTCACCGCTTGTTCGCTGGTCTCTGCAGGGCGCGGTGGAGATGGCTGGGCGTCATCGGCGGGAGCGCTCGATGGTGTTGAGACTGTCCTAGGTGGAGGCGTCTGGACCTCGACATCTCGCTGGCTGACGCTCTCGGGCTCCTCGGAAGTGATGGCTGGGGCGTCGCTCTGGGTCGCAGTCCTGGGCACATCCTGGAGGGGCAGGAAGTCGCGGCGTCCGACGGTGACCGGTCCTCTATGGAGCACCAAGCGCCAAGCGTCGGCGTGGAAGGTCGCTTGGTAGCGGTCGTGCAGAGCCTGAGGCGAGTCGGGGCCGAGCACCCAGCGGACAGCTAGCAGCAGGGCTGGGATGGCGGCTGCGGCTGCCATGGCCCATAGCCACTTCCCGCCGATGGGTCGCTTGGGGAGGAATCGGGCGAGGGAGGGGGAGGCTCCAAGTCGGCGGGCTAGGCTGTTCAGAGGTGCGCATTCGAAGATGGATCCCTGGAAGAATGTCCACCCTGTGCACTCGCGATGCATGCGCAAGCGAAACCAGGGGAGCGTTTCCTTCCAAATAGACAGGCGAAATGGAGTCGGCCCCACGAGGCGCTTGTGTGCCACGACCAACTCGTCGAGGTGCGAGTGGTACAGGGCTTCACCTGTCTTCATGAGCCCGGCGAGGGAAAGGGCGGCGAAGGGAGTGCTGGCGGTTAGAAGGGCGAGAGTGTGGTTGCGGCACCAATGGTCGACTTGTGCCCACAGGGACCTGAACATCGGGTGGTCGTACCCAGGCCGGACGGCGGCTGTCTTAAGCGCGAAGTTCTGCAGGTTGTCCCATGCTGCGCTCGTCACCCAGTCGTACTCCGGTTTAGAACATTGGGTTCGAACGAAGCCCGCGGGATCGGTGGTCCGAAGAGTGCGGACAGCCCTGACGTAAACGAAAAGCTCGTTGTACACCTTCGTCGGGACCAGGCGATGCCTGAGGTCCTGGTGGAGAGAAGCGGGCTGTGGAAGGGCGTAGGCGTCGGGTGTGGTGAACTCGACGGAGTCGCTGTCCGAGTGCAGGGGAGGCCTTCCTCGCTGAATGAGGAGGGAGTGGACGGGGCCCCAAGAGTCGAGCCTCGACACGGTGAGGGTGACACCGGGTCCGTAGATAGTGCTTGTGGTGAGCCACTTGAGTGCTGAGCGGGGCTGGGTGTAGTTGTGTGCGGCGTTCTGCTCAAGCGAGTACACGAGGTCCTGGGCTTGGAAACGGTAGCGATACAGCTTGGGGTGAAAGGAGTGGTGTGTGAAGCTGCTCTCCGGCGGCACGACGAGGGTGGCATACAGCTTCTGGATATTGGGCTGCTTCAAGAAGAGGTCCACAATTTGCTCGGGGTCGAAGTACATAAGCGCGTCGTGCATGAAGACGGTCTCGAGGTTGGGGAGATGGGGAGAGGTCTCGGGGTAGCGAATAGTGTCCTTCGGCACGAGCCGGTAGTTGAGGAGCTCGGAGAAGTTGGGCTGTTGGTTCCGAAGCTTCTCGAACTTGCTCGGCTTCATAAAGAGGACGCTGCTGGGGGTGGTTGCGTAATGGGGCCAAACGTCGTGGAGGACATGGGTCTCGATAGTTTTGTGCACGGGGTGAGGGTGGGCTTTGAAGCCGAATCCCGAGGTCTCGATCCCACTCTTCTGGAGGAAAGGGGTGAGCTCTGCGGGGACGGCCCATGGGTAGCGCTGGAGGGAACCGCGGAACGGAGCGGCGATTCTCTCGAGGAGGGGTGCGGTGATAGTCTCACGGTGGTTGGTGGGCGTGAGGAAAGATATGGCTTTCTCCATGTCGGCAAAAGCGGGCAGGGAGTTGCAGGTTGAAAGTGACCTACCGGCACTGAGGTGCGGGTCGGCGAGGGAGAAGTCCTAGGGTGCCAGTCGGCGTGAGCGGGCTGGCTGAAACCGCGGCTGGACGAGATCGCGG